AACAAAACTGTAAATAAGAAATAGGCTTACAGGGGGGTTCGAGTCCCCCCTTTACTATTGGCATTGGCCCGTACGCGGATACCCTTTGCCGTCTAGACGGTGGGACAGACCACAATAAAATTAAATAACTCTGAACGTTCAGAGAGTCGAAAATAACTCTCTTTAAAAAAATGGCTTTTCAATCTACTGTAAACCCTGCTCAGCTTACTCAGCTGGGTCAGGCTAATCTAGCTGGCGATAAACGCGCACTGTACCTTAAGTTGTTCAGTGGCGAGATGTTCAAAGGCTTCCAGAATAACACAATCGCTCGTGACTTGATCATGAAGCGTACACTTAAGAACGGCAAATCATTGCAGTTCATCTTCACTGGTCGTACCAAGTCGGAGTTTCATACTCCTGGTAACAGCATCCTGGGTGATACCAATGGTGCACCTCCAGTGGCTGAGAAGACGATCACCATTGATGACCTGTTGATCAGCTCAGCTTTCGTCTATGAGCTTGATGAAGTTCTTTCTCATTACGACCTGCGTAGCGAGATCTCACGTAAGATCGGTTATGCTCTTGCTGAAAAGTATGACCGTCTTGCATTCCGTGCTGTTGCACGTGGTGCACGTCAGGCTTCACCTATCACTGCAAGTGGTTATGTTGAGCCCGGTGGTACACAGATCCGTGTTGGTGCAACTACCAATGACTCTGATGCATATGTTGCTGCTAACCTGGTGTCTGCATTCTATGATGCAGCTGCTGCTCTTGACGAGAAGGGTGTCTCTAGCGATGGCCGTGTTGCCGTCCTGAACCCACGTCAGTACTACGAATTGATCCAAGCAGTTGGATCTAATGGTCTTGTGAACCGCGACTCTCAGGGCACTGCTCTGCAGTCCGGTAACGGCATCATCGAGATTGCTGGTATCAAGATCTACAAGTCCATGAACATTCCGTTCCTGGGTAAGTATGGTACTGCTTACGGCGGTACAACTGGTGTAACCGATCCTGGTAATACTGGTTCTTTCGTTGCTGAAACCATGGAAGATGCCTCTGGCGCTTCTACCGGTATCAACAATGATTATGGTACTGCTGCTGAAGTCGGCGCTAAGTCCTGCGGTTTGATCTTCCAGAAGGAAGCAGCCGGTATGGTCGAAGCAATTGGTCCACAGGTGCAAGTCACCAGTGGAGACGTATCCGTGGTTTACCAAGGTGACGTGATGCTCGGGCGCCTTGCCTGCGGTGCAGATTACCTGAACCCTGCTGCTAGCGTTGAACTGTATGTTGGTGCTTCTGCTCCTTCTGCATTCTGATTTTTATATACATGGGAGTCCTTTCGGGGGCTCCTTTTTTTAATTCTTTATTGAGAATAATACTCATTATGGCCTTCCCTACTACTGGCTCCAACACTGAGCTACAAGCTGTTAATCAGATCCTGGCGTCAGTTGGTCAGGCTCCTGTTACAACACTAACAAGCGATGAAACTTTCATCTTAAATGAAGTTTCTAAATTTACTGGTTCTATTTCCGGTACTACTCTAACTACTACAACAGCTGACATTCCAGTCGGTACCTATATTGGTGGTCCCACTGTAACTGTTGGTACATCTATTGCCGTCGCAGGTGTAGAGGTATCTCCAGCTACAGACCCTGTTACATATAACTATACTATCAATATTTCCCAGACTGTTAGTAGTCAAACTTTGACACAATCAATTGTTAAAAGTAGAGTTGAATCACAAACCAACCCGGACGTTGCGATTGCACTCAACACCCTAAGAGAAGTGTCACGCGAAATACAATCAGAAGGATGGTCTTTTAATAAAGAATACGACTATCCTATTACACCAGATTCAAACAATGAAGTAGTTATTGCTAACAATATACTTCAGATGGATTTGAATGCTACCTATACACAGAACATGGATAGAGACAGCATCAATCGTGAAGGCAAACTTTATGATAAGACTGCTCATTCATTTACCTGGACAGACGAAAAATTATACGTTGATATTATTTGGTATTTTGATTGGTCTAGTATTCCTACTCCTATTCAAGCATTTATTATTGCTAAATCTGCTTCTATTGTATCTAGTAGAATCATTGGTGATCCTAATCAGTTCCAGATGCTACAACAGAAGGAAGCTCTTGCCCGTTCTACAGCTTTAGAATATGAGTGTAATCAAGGAGACTATACATTCTTTGGTACTCCTAAAGGTAAGAACTTCTATCAAAGCTACCAGCCGTTCCATACTTTGATTCGCTAATGCCAGCAGTAACACAACTAGTACCAAACTTTCTTGGTGGTGTGTCTCGCCAAAATGATGACAAAAAATTATTAGGACAAGTAACTGAATGCATTAACGGTTACCCTGATCCTACCTTTGGTCTACTTAAGAGGCCAGGGATGCAACATACAAATGTATTAAAGAAGGCTGATGGTACTGCATTTACTAAGGCTGAATTAGATGGTGCTATTTGGTTCTTTATTGAACGTGATGCAGCTGGTTCTTATGTTGGTGCTATTAAAGGTTCTAACATTTATGTATGGACTACAACTGATGGTACCTTCTGTACTGTAACTAACAATGCAGCTTCGTATCTAACTGGTACAACACAGAAAGACTACCACTTCCGTAGTGTACAGGACGTTACAGTTATTACAAATAAGACTGTTACAACTGCTATGCAAGCAGCAGGTACATTTATCTCAGGTTCAGTAGCTACGTTAAACCTAACGTCACTTATTTCTACTTATGTTTATTCAACAATTATTCAAGGTGTAACATTTTCAGCTACGGCTCAGAATGCTACAACATATGATGACATGTTGTTGTATGATGGTAGTAGTATCAATGCTTCACATCATCTTGTTGATGCAATTAAAGCAGGTATTGAAGCACAACACACAGCAAATAATGCAGACTTTGCAGGTTCTTGGTACCTAGAAGGTTATACTACTAGTCTTGTTATTAAACGTACTAATGGTAGTAACCAAGTTGTAACAGATTATAGTGCACCATCAGGTACACCAGTAGCATTTACTATTGATGCTAAAGGTGGTCCTACTAACTCAGCACTTGAAGCATTTGAAGATTCAGTTACAGATATATCTAAACTACCTGTTGAGTCTTTTCATGATCACAATGTACAAATTCTAAACAGTGCATCTGCTGAAGATGATTACTACGTTAAGTTTGTAGCTTTTGATGGTGTAAGAGGTAGAGGTTATTGGCAAGAGACTGTATCACGTACTGCCTCACCTGGTCTTAATGCAGCTACTATGCCACACCAGTTAGCAAATACTGGTCCTACTACATTTACATTTGGTCCTCTTACATATACAGCTAGACAAACTGGTGATGATGTAACAAGTCCTATCCCATCTTTTATTGGATTTCCTATCCAATCTACTTTCTTCTATAGTAATAGATTTGGTGTGTTGTCTCAAGATAATGTATTCTTTGGTACAGCAAACGATTCATTTAACTTCTTTGTTAAGTCTGCTACAGTACAGGTTGCATCAGACCCTATTGATCTAAACGTATCTAGTGTACGTCCTGTTACACTATCTGATGTTCTACCTTCTCCACAAGGTTTACTATTATTTAGTGCACGTCAACAGTTCCAAGTGTATGCTTCTGACTCTAACATTTTAACACCTACTACATCAATCATTAAAGACCTTTCAAACTATGAGGTAGATCCTGATATAGCACCTGTTGATGTTGGTACTACTGCAGCATTTATTACTAAGGTACCTGGATATAGTAAACTATTTACTATGCAACTACGTGATGTGGATCAAGGTCCACTGGTGGTAGACATTAGTAAGGTTGTACTTGAATGGATTCCAGAAGGTATTGATAGTCTAACAGTTAGTCCACAAAACTCTGTTATTATGCTAGTAGATAACTCTACATCTTACTTGTATCTTTTTAGATACTTTAATAATGGAGAGAAAGATCTATTTCAAGCATGGACAAAGTGGCAACTACCTGGTACTATTCAAACAGCAGATATCATTAATGATTCTGTATTCATTATATCACAACAAGAAGATGAATATACACTGGGTAAGATCGTTCTTGATGAGATACCTACAGGAAGCTCTGTGGCTGGCGCTACTACCATTGATGG